GTAAAAAACAATATAAGAAATTTATTACAAACCAATGAAGGTGAGAGATTTTTTCAACCACAACTTGGGATGAATTTTAGACAACTTTTATTTGAACAAATAACTGAAGAAACATTACTTAGCATACAAAATCAAATATTAGATAAATTTGAAATTTGGTTACCTTTTGTTGAGGTTAGAGATATTCAAATAAAAACTAACGATAATGATAAAACTATTGGAATAAATACAATATCATTAAATGTTATATTTAACATAAAACAAGATCCAAACACTTTGACATCTGTACAAGTTGATATAGATAACACAGATGATGCAAATAATACTACCGTAACTAGTGGTGGTGAATATTAATGGAGATAAAATATGCCATCTTATAAAAAAGATAATTTTAAAGAATCAAATGTAAATTATTTAAATAAGGATTTTACTGAACTTAAAAAATCTTTAATTGACTACGCAAAATCATATTATCCAAATACTTATAAAGATTTTAATGAGGCATCTCCGGGAATGATGTTACTTGAAATGTCTGCATATGTAGGTGATGTACTTAATTTTTACATAGATCAACAATATAAAGAAATGATACTACCATTGGCTGAAGAAAGAAGAAATGTTATGAATTTGGCAAAGATGTTTGGTTATAAAGTAAAACCAATAATTCCTGCCCATGTTAATTTGACATTTACATCAGTTGTAAATGCTTCTACTGCTGATAGTTCACAAATAGATTATACTGATGGTGGGGTATTTCCAGAGGGTATCGTGGTTACATCGAACAATGATTCAAATTTAATTTTTGAAACATTAGAACCTATTGATTTTACAATTACAGGTTCAAATAATACTGATACGGATATTATAAATACTACGAATGCAGCAAGTGGGTTGGCAGAAACATATTTGTTATCAAGAACAGTTAGGGCTATGAGTGCAGAAACAAAAACAAAAACATTTACAGTAGATACACCTGAAAAGTTTTTGAAGATTACTTTATCAGAAACAAATGTTGTTGATATAATATCTTGTATTGATAGTAATGGAAACAATTGGTATGAGGTTGATTATCTTGCACAAGATAGAGTTCCAGCGCCTACACACTATACAGATGGTCTTTCTAATAGAACAAATGCATATTACAATATATCAGATGCGGATCCATTTCGAAGTGATGTACCAGTACCATACTCTTTAGAGTATATTAATAGTAGTAAGCGATTTATTAGAGAAACTAATGAAGATAACACAACATCTTTGGTATTTGGAAATGGTATATTAAGAAATGGCACTACATTGGATGGTGAATTTTTAGATTTAGAACAAGTCGGAGTTGTAATACCAGGTCAGGCTGGTGATTTGACCTCTGCAATAAATCCACTTTTGGGTAATGAATATTCAACTCTTGGTGAAACTCCAAATCAAACTACTTTAACTATTAAATATAGAATAGGTGGTGGTGTAAATTCTAATGCTGCAGTGGATGATTTAAATCAATTTACTGCCCCTGCCACTTTATTAGCAAACAATGCAAGTTCTGATGCTGAAATTTTTTCTGTAACAAATAATATTCCTGCACGAGGTGGAAAAGATGAAGAAAGTGTTGAGGAAATAAGAGAAAAAACAAAGGCCTTCTTTTCAACACAAAATAGATGTGTTACAAAAGAAGATTATGAAGCAAGGGTTATGAATATTCCGGCAAAGTATGGAAATATAGCCAAGGTATATGTTAGTAGAGATTTTGAAGAAAGTACAGATACAATAATTAATTTAACTGATTTACAGAATAATTTACAAAGACTTGCTTCAGAGATTGAGACGAATATTCAACCAAATTTTATTACTCCAGACCAACTTGATGCCCTATTTGATTATATAGGAGCAATACCAACTGATACTATTAATTTAGCATCTGGTGCAGGTGCAGTCCAAATTTTTATCCTATCTTATGATAAAAATAAAAATTTAGTAGGAAACCCTGCAGCCGGAACAATTGCATTACCAGCAGAAGATAGTGTTCAAATTCCAAGTATATTAAAAAATAATATAAAATCATATATAAATGAGTTTAGAATATTAACTGATAGTGTAAATATATTAGATGGGTTTATAATTAATTTTGGTGTTTTCTTTGATGTAGTTACACATAAATACGCAAATAAGGCAGAAGTTAAATTGTTGTGTATTGAAAAAATAAAAGAATATTTTAATACAGATAAAATGCAATTTAGTCAACCTATTTATGTTAGTCAATTAGAATATGAATTGATGGGTATCGATGGTGTACGGGCTGTAAATTATGTAACAATAACACAATATAATGATTGGAATGTAACTGATGGGGAAAATTTAGCTGCTAACACATATAAATATTCTGTAACATCTGCAGGTGATTTTATATTTGATGATTCTGGTGATGCAATAGTAGATAATGCAGGTACATCAGGATATGGGTGGTTATATAATTTTGAAGCAGCTTATGAAAATGGTGTTATATTACCGCCTGATCCAGCAACTCCGGCAGTATTTGAATTAAAAAATCCAAACCAAAATATAAGGGGGGTAGTTAGATAATGCATCATTTTATTTTTCCAACACAAGATACATGGATTTCAAGTGGTTCATCTACAATAGATGGAACATCTTTTAAAGATCAAAACTTTGGAAGGGACCAAATACTTGAGGTTAAAAAGTTTTATTATAACAATTCTTTTGACCATCAATCACGGGCATTAGTTCAATTTAGTGGGACCGATTTTACTAAAATGTCCCAATCAATAAGCGATGGAACAATTATAAATCCAAAATTTTATTTAAGATTATATGAGGCTGAAGGTAATTCTGAATTATCAGAAGAATATAAATTGGCAATTCAACCATTATCACAATCTTGGGTAGAGGGGACTGGTAAATTCGGTGATAGACCAAAAAACACAAATGGGTGTAGTTGGGAAAATCGTAGTAATCCAATCGGTGGGACTCAATTAGTATGGAGTGGTTCTGATACAGGCGGTACGGTAATAACATCATCTGTTTATAGTGATGTAGTTAGTTCATCAACACAGACATTTTCAAATGAATCTGCAGATGTAAATGTTGATGTAACAAATATGGTGAATATGTGGTTAGGTGCAAATAGACCTAATGATCATGAAGTAACAAATTATGGAATGTTAATAAGATTTAGTGGAAGTCAAGAAACTGATTCACAGACATTTGGTCATTTAAAATTCTTTTCAAGAAATACACATACAATATATGCACCAAGACTTGAAGTTAGATGGGATGATCACGCACCTTGTTCTGGTTCAAATACTGGTTCAATGAATGAATTAACAATGAGTGGGTTAGCTGATAACTTTTTATATATGAGAGGATTAAGAGAAGAATATAGAGAAGGTGAACGAGTTAAGTTTAGAGTTGGTGCCAGAAAAAGATATATTCAAAAATCATTTTCAAACTCCGTTCAAGAAGTGAGTGGTTCTTATATTACCGAGGCTAGTAGTTCATATGCTATTAAAGATATGGCCACTGATGAATTTATCGTTCCATTTAGTGGATACACATCAATGAGCTGTGATGCGGAAAGTATGTATTTTAATCAATGGTTAGATGGGTTTTATCCAGACAGAGCGTATAAAATATTATTAAAGTTAAAGACTGATGATGGGCAAGAACAAGTGTTTGATGATGACTTTGAATTTATTGTTAAAAGGAGTTAGTTATGCCAAACTACAATATAGAATTAATTTTTGATGCGATTGCAGAGGCACTGATAACGAGTGATATAGTAGATCAAAATTTAGTTTTAAATAATCAAAAAACTATTACAAATGGTATTATATCATTAGGAAGAAGTAACGCTGATAAATTAATTCTTTTTGAAAAAGATATAAAGGCAAATAAGGAAGATTTAGAATTTGTAAGTTCAGATGTAAATGAAGGATTAACATTAGAAAATATTTTAGAGAGATTTAATGATCTACCCTCGGTTAGAATTGAAGGTACTAATACTGCAATTCAAATTTTTCTTGATGGTTTTGAAACCGGAATAGATGGAGATGTAGGGTTGACTTTTGATATTACTTCTTATTTACAAGATGATAATAATAATCCAATTAACATTAGTCAATTTGTAAATATAGATTTAACATCAACTGATATATTTCCAGAACAGGCAAACGAATTTTTAGACACTAATATTTATGAGTTACTTGGTGGTGGTAGAACAAGACAAGATAGAATTAACGATTTTTTTATAGAGTTTCAAAACTTAACAGTTGACCCGCCGGATTTTCAAATAACAAATGGAATGGTTGGAATAGATTTTAGTTCTGATGATTATTCAGATCTATATGATATATCATCAACTACTCCAGAAGGTAACATTCCACGATTAGATATTGATGAGGGTGAGGATAATGTAGGTCAAACTTTACAATCATTACGAGATACTTTAAATACATATTTGGTTGATGTGGATGAACAATTAGACAGTTTAGAAGACCAAAGACCATCATACCAAAATAAATCAGATGGGTATTTAAAATTTAGAAATCTAAATCAAGGTATTATTATAAGAAATACAAATCAAGAATTTGTTTCAGGTTTAGATCCAAACAACCCAACATGGGTTAGTTCTGGTTTTACCATTACAATGTGGGTTAGATTTTTAGATAAAGTTAGTAGTGGTACATTGTTTAACTATGGAAATCCAACAGATATTAATAATCCCTTTGGTTTTAGGT